TTTGAGCCGTGGGCGGTTGAATATATGCTTTGTGATCTTGAAAAATCTGTCGGCGGTCAACTTGATCTTTTGGGCTACGACAACAAATCGCAAAAACTAATGTTGATTGATCTAAAAACACAATCACAAAAGTATGCGAAACCTTATTCAACAGATGCGCAGATGGGAAGCTATCTTGAAGCGCTTGCGGAACATCATAAAATTATTCCTGATGTATGCAAAACAATCTGGGCTAGACCGAATAGATGTATTGTTGGCGAAGATCAACACACAATTGATTGCGCTTATGCTTGGTCGCAGGCGTGGAAAAGATTTGATTCTGAACAGGGAGGATTTTAAATGACAGATGAAGAAATTAAAGAATTAATTAGTGAATATAAAAAATTAAAGTCTTTTTTACAAGTTGATCGAAGTTTACAAAAAAAAGGCATTTGGGGTTTTATCCCTTCTGAAAATTTACCTAATATTTATAAATTTGTAGAAACTTTTGAACAAAAATTTTTAAGTGAAAATGAAAGAACTTGAATTTCGTGTTGTAGGTTTACCCGCGCCGCAGGGTTCAAAAACTTTAACAAGATACGGCGGTTTGATGGAATCAAGCAAAAGGGTTAAGCCGTGGCGTCAGGATATTATTCACGCGGCGCTTGAAGCGTTTGCAGGCAACCCGTTTAATGAACCCGTGCAAGTTTCTATTGAATTTATAATGCCGCGCCCTAAGAGCCATTTTGGAACGGGTAAAAATGCAGAAATTTTAAAAAATAATGCGCCTTATTTTTGCACTAGCAAAACAACAGGGGATGTTGATAAATTAACAAGAAGTACTCTTGATGCTCTATCTGTAACATCTGGCGGAACTGTTCTTGCAGATGATTCTCTTGTTGTTTGTTTACAGGCGTTAAAACGCTATGCAAAACGATTTGAACATATCGGCGCAAATATAAATGTAAAAACTTTTGACAAACCTGAATAAATTGGTAGACTAAAGAACATAGGCCAGAGTTGCTATGCCGCGATAACCATAACGAAGCGCGGTTAAACAACCTCTCTCAGATGCGGACTACCTAGACTCGGCAACTAGGGTTGTAGTTAGTTATGGGTCAAAGCTACATTTAGGGAACCCTTCTGGCCTGCCTTTAATTTTTTTTAAACTATGGAAAACCAAACAAAACCAATGCAAATCCCAAATCTGGGCGGTCTTATTACAGAAGATGATCTTTATTACAAAGGCAAAGTTCCTTATTGTTCTTGGGCAAAAACAGCGCAAAGAATAAGAGAAAACGCGCCAAATTGGTTTTTTGCTTTAGAACCTGACCCAAACGGCCAAATTGTTTGGATGGCTCCTGACAATACGGGCTACATAATGGGCTACTTTCAAAACGTAGAAACAGGAATTAAATTGCCTTTGTATGTTTACTCAATAACTAATAATTGGAACAAAGGAATCCCATATAATGAAATTTCTACAACTGATATTCAAAAAGCGCATCGAAGATGTCTTTGCGCTTGCGGTTGTTATTCTTTCGGCGATGCCTTTGAATTATGGGCGGGTCTTGAAGTAAAAGAAGCAAAGAAAGAAGAAGAAGCTGAAAAGCCGCCAGAAAAAGACAACGTGACTAGAACTCCGACAAAACCGAATCAAGAACCCGAAAAAGATTATCTAATTCCCAAACAAATTAATCCAATGGCAAGGGATTTGATTTGCCAAGAGATAAGAGATTCAGGCCATCAAGAACAAATACTGAAAGATTTTAAAGAATATTTTAAATTAAAAGTAGACAAAGTACGTCCTGAAAATATTACATTATCTGAACACGGCAGATTTTTGCGCCAAGCTGTTGAAAAGTATAAAGATGATTAATGACCGAAGAACAGGCCACACAATCAGGCGATGAAATCATTGCTCAATTACGATCTCGCCGCAATTCTTATTACAACCGCAACAAATTTTATTTCAGAACCGATGATACACAAGCCGCCCTAATTCGAGAATATTGCGAAAAAAACAAAATTTCGCTTTCTGATCTTTTTAAACAACTTTTATTCCAACATTTTAATCATGCCTGATTCATTCAAAGCCGCCCTTCCTTATCCAATTAAGTTTTCTACAAGTGAAAACGAATATGAAGACCAAGACAAGTATCCGCAAAAAATGTCTTTGTTTATTCCTTCTGAATCTGTTCCCGCCTTCTGTGAAGAAGTTATGAAGATGGTCGATACAAAATCAAAAAAAGGTAAAGTCTGGGATTATGCCAAAAAAGAAGAAGTTGAAGTTGATGGTATCTACATCAACGCAAAAGCCAAAGAAGGCAGATATGGATGTTTTGGAAATATAAATCTAAACTTTATAGAGCCTACAGCGGGCGATGATATTCCTTTTTAATTCTTGAATTATTATCGTCTTTTTCTTTTTTAAGACTTATTTTAATTAGTTCTGTTTCGAGATCGCCAATCTTTGCAATGCAATTTTTGATGATCTCGTCTTTTTGCCAATTTTGCCGCTGATAGTTTACAGCTATATCAAGCAAATATTCAAAGTCAGTTATTTCGGCCAACATCCGCGCCTGAATCTCAAGATAAAGTTGATCTTCGATTGTTTCTGTTATGGTAAGCCAATCATCCCAAGGCATAGCAAGAAATCCTCCTATATTGGGGATAGGCTTACTTTTGGGGAAATTAGTAAGCCTACCTTTTGCAGAGAAGGGATGACCATTATCCCTTATCCTTAACATAACTTAAACTTATGTTACAGGCCATAACTTTTCCTTAACCAGTTTGACAAGTTCATTATCAATATCTGTCTCCGTACTGGCCGCATAGTCCTCAAGCAATCCTACGACAAGCGATTTTACCGCATTGGATTTGACGAAGAACTTCAGTATTGGCTTGATAAATCTAATCATGTTTTGTAATATATTCTTCCCAACTGTAGACAAGTTTGCTAGTTTTAGCAAAAAGCCTTAATTATGGACGATCAAGAACCTAGTAGAGTTGAAACCATTGTTAAAGTTTGCGTGCTTCTTTGGTCGGCAACTTTATTAAGCCTTTCATATTATGAACCGCCATCTGGCAAAAAAATTGTAGATTTTGACCCGACATTTATTGCTTCAATTTTTTCAGCATCTACAGCTTCACTAGGTTTTCAGATAAAAAAGAAAAAAGACACTATAGTAGACAATAAGAACAACAAAGTAGGTATCAAATGAAAAAACTACTTCCTATTTTATTTTTGCTTCCGCTTCCTATTCAAGCGGGCTATGTCCACAAAATCACGGCATCAGCGCAAGGTGTTGTCGATGGAAGCTATTCTCAAGCGAAACGAATCGGGTCAACTTATTCAATGAGTTCAACAGGGATAACAGCGGGAACAATGGGGCATTTAGATTCGCCCGCATTAGACAATAGTTCAGTATTAACAGGCGTGGCCGCAACACATGGAACAGGGTCTTATACCCAAACCACCGCAGGGGCGGCAACAAGTTTTTCAGAATCATTCGTTCAAGGGGATGCGGTTACTACATCAGCAAGTGTTTCTTCTGGAATTGTTTCCGCTTTACCAGTAACAGGCGATACGATTACTTATTCAGGCGGTTCTAATACAGGGCAATCAATAGGAATAACTTCAGTAGCAGGCGGAACAATAACATTAAGCCCCGGTGCGGCGGGAACAAGTGTAACAGGTTCAATAACAAGTTCTATCGAAATCGAATAATGCGGCGCTTATTTATAAGCCTTTTTTTGTTGTCCAGTTCGCCCTGTTTTGCTATTCCCGTAATTCCTAATTTTTCAGCCGGCTCATCTATTTCTAGAACCACAAGTTCACAATCAACACGAGAAATAATTCAGTCATATTCTTATTCTACGGGGTATCAGTACACAACAGGCGGAACCAATGTCGAAGCGGTCACGGCAGGCGGTACAATCAGCCCTGAAGCGATTGCAGGGGCAACACAAACAATTAACGGCGTTACATCTACAACAACAGGAATTAATTTAACAACAAAGCCCGCATGGAAGCAATCAACGGCAGGGGCGGCCACGCAATTTCACGAATCGTATATTGGGCCGGGTCTTAATTCTTATGTCCATATAGATCGCACTATTGAAGTGCAAAGCGTTACAGAATCGACAAGCACGTTTACGCAATGATAAAAAAATTTAAGATAGCAGGCGCAATATTATTTTTTTCTGTTCAGTTTCCAAGTTATGCCAACACCAATATGACAAATAATCCAGTATCAAATTCCTCCGGAAGTGTCACAAATTTAGGGGTAATGAATATGCCGACAAGACAATTTCAAAATCAAGTCGGCGGCCAAACTGTAGTCTGTCAATCTGATACCTTAGTCATCCAACCTTTTGTTACTTCATCGGCTTCATTTACAAAACCTTATCAAGATTTTTATCTTGACCCTATATATTCAGTAAAAGATACAGAAGGCGCGACAGATGCAAACGGCGTGACAATAGGCGATGGCGATGCTGACAACCCCGGCCAAATTATCGGATATAAAACAATAAGAACAGCGCAAAAAGACACATATAATATTTCGCCGGGAATCAGTTTATCTTGGAATATTTCACTTGATCGAAAGGCGGTGCGGTTATGCCGCGAAGCGCAACAAAGACAATCAGATTTAATTCAAGCAAGAATAAATGACAATATGTACGCGCTAGAACTCGGACGATTAAAAACGTGCGGCGATCTTTTATCCAAAGGTTATAACTTTAAAAAATCGTCAAAATATTATAAATTATGCGAAGATGTTCAGTTAACAAATCCAAGCAATACTTTAATTAATCATCAACATTCTTTGAAAGAAGTTTCTGTTTCTTCAAACGAGAAGAAGAATTAAATTTTGTTCCTGATTTTTTTCCGATAAGTTTCTTTGCGCGATTTATTATTTGTTTAAATATTGGCTTTAAAAGTCTAGTCAAAAAAGGCGTAGCAGTTGCGGCGGATGTTGCGACAATAGTTACTACTAAGGTCGTTGCGACAACAGATGACGAGGGAAGGTATTTATCGACAAAATCAGTTTTCTCCCATACCTCGACACATTTTCCATCTATTACTTCAAACCCGACAACTTTTTCTTGCGCTTCTGCGTTTCTTACATCGTTTAACCTGAATTGTTGGTCTTTCGCAGGGCAATCAATTTCTTTTTCTTCTATTACGTTATTATTATTATTTTCTTTTGTTTTTGGAATTTCTGGCGTTTTTATATCTGGTATTTCTGGCGCTTCTGTTTTGGTGTTTTGTTTAGGTGTAACTATTTTTGCAGATGGCGAATAATCAGGCGCAAAATAAAAAGGGGCTGTCGCATCACATAAAGCAACATTTCCATCGGGGTCGTTGTTGAAATGATCGCTCCCACCTGTTACAGAATCGCGTACAACAGCGCAAGGCGCATCAATTACAGGAACGCCCATATCAATCGTTAAGGGCGTATCAACAACGATTGGCGGTTCAATATGTATTGGTTCAGGAATATCTATATTCGGAATAAATATTTCCCTTATTTCCATTTAAATTTTAAAAGGGGAAACACCGCCTGTTCTTTTTGGCATCTTTGGCATTTCTGGCATTTTTATATTAGAAATTACTTCCTGAATCATTTTTTCTTTAAAATCTTCACTTGTTACCATCATGTAACCGTAAACGCCTGCGCCGACAGTTGACGCGCTAAGTATAAAACTTAAAATGGATAATATCTGAGAAATTTTTGCCATGAGATCAGCCCTGCTTCGTGCGTTAGTACCTTGTACAATTATAACCTTTTGTGGATTATGTGCATTAGCACCTCTCTACGTCACTATGGGGATAATGACAAGGCAGATGCAATT